AATTCAAATCTGCTAAAGAATTTAAAAACTATATTATAAATGAATTACAAATTGATCCTCGTGATTTGGAAATACATCGAATTGATAATAATGGGCATTATGAACCAGGAAATATTGAGTTTATTAGTCCAAGTGAACATAAAAAGAAACATTCAAAAAGAGTGAGAACTAAATAATGGGAAAAGGATCGACACGCAGACCGAGTAGTATAACAAGAGAGGAAGAAAATTTGCGTTGGAAACTGGCTTTTGGTCATATTACTTTTGAACAATTTGAGCGGAAGTATAAGGAATTATTAAAAGCGGGGAAAATAAAACGTAATGGGAGGGTGATTAAAAATGCCTGAGTGCATTGATTGTGAAAATTATTCAGGAATGGGGTGTATATGTCTAAAAGGTAAGGTTTCTATATTAGCAAATTTACCTTGTGCGGATTTTCAATCAAAACAACCAAAACAACCCAACCCAAAAACCCGCCAATTTGATTCTGGGGCTACACGGGATACTGATATTGGAAAACTTGATTATGAGGGATTTCTTTCCCCGATAGTTTTACAACGATATGCTCAATATCTTCATAAACACCGCACACAATCAGATGGACAATTGCGAGATTCTGATAATTGGCAAAATATGTTTGGGGAAAAACATTTTGATATATGTATGAAATCCGCATGTAGGCATTTTATAGATTGGTGGTTGCAGCATCGTAAAATTAAAACAGAAAATGAGTTAGAAGATAGTATATGTGCAATTATTTTTAATGCAATGGCGTATCTTTATAAAATTGAATATGAAAAAAGAAATAGTAAAAATTAAACCGTCAAAAGATATATTGTGCTATGTTGCTGGTTTGTTTGACGGAGAGGGTTGCATAAAAATTTGCAGAGTAAATGCTAAATCCATCAATAGACCAAATGATAGATTTACTCTTGATATTCAATTACAGATGACTGATGAAAATGTAGTTAAATGGCTTTGGGGTACTTTTGGTGGTTATTTCTATATACATAAAACTAAAAATCCCAAATGGAAAACTTCATATAGATGGATACTACAATATCAGAGATGCAAACTGTTTCTTCAATGGATAATGCCATTTTTGAAAACCAAAAAACGATTAGCAAAATTGGCATTAGAGTATTTAGAAATATCAAAAAGAGATATAGAAGCAAAAAAAGGAATTTATCAACTGATAAAAAAGATGAACCATTAATACAATGAGGTATTTGTTTGAAATTTTGAAAAAAAATCGGAGGAAAAATGAACATAATAGAAAGCACTAATCGAGGATTATGGTATTTTGCCCATCCTTACACTTGTAAAGACAAAAACGGAAATTTTGTACCAGAAGGAGAGGATGCAAATTTCCATCTTTGTAATATTCGAGCAGCGGAATTGTTAATTCGGGGTTATAATATTTATGCCCCAATTTCACACACACACCCGATTCATCGGGCTTGTCCCGAATTTCTTGCCCGGCATGAGCATGAACTTTGGTATCAATTAGACAATGAATTTATTGACAAAACAAATTGGGCGGGAATTATTCTTGCTCCTGGGTGGGAAAAATCATCTGGTTGTCAGGCTGAAAAAGAACGAATCGAAGTTCGGGGACTGCCTGTTCTTTTTTATTCTGATATTATTGCGGAGGTAAAATGTCACGAGTGTTAGCAATTGGAGATTTGCATGAACCTGTATCTCATCCAGGTTATTTGCAATTTTGCAAAGACCTCCGATGTAAATATCGGTGCAATGAAATAGTTTTTATTGGTGATGTAACCGACCATCAAGCTATCAGTTTTCACGCTAATAATCCAATGTGTCCGGGACCAGATGATGAATATCAATTAACTAAACAGGCTATTAAAAAATGGTATAAAGCATTTTCAAATGCCAAAATTTGTGTTGGAAATCACGATGATAGAGTGATTCGATTAGCTGAATCAGTTAATATCCCCCCCCAATATTTGCGAAATTACGCTGAAGTTTGGAAAACTCCTAAATGGAATTGGGATTACGAGCATATTATTGATGATGTTTATTATTGGCATGGAACAGGGCGGGGAGGGATTCATCCAGCTTACAATGTAATGAAAGATATGTTAATGCCGGTTGTAATGGGACATTGCCACGCAGCAGCAGGAATTAAATGGCTTGCAAATCCACTTCGGCGTATTTTTGGTGTGGATGTTGGATGTGGTATTGATGTAGATGCCTGGCAATTTGCTTATGGGAGACATGAAAAGAAACGGCCAATTTTAGCAGCGGCTGTAATTATTGATGGGGTACCGCAACATTTTATTATGCCATGCGGTCGGGGTGAATTATATCATAAAAGTAATTTCAAAAATGGGGGTTGAAAAATGAAAAAGAAATATCTAACACGAAAAAAAGCAATTGAACTTTGTATTGAGTTATGGGAATGGTTAGCTAAAACAGGAAAAAGAAAAGAGGACTGGCCTGATTGGGAAAAATATGAAAAATATTTTAGAACTTTTATTTTTTCAGCATCAAATGATTGCTGGTTTTGTGAATATGATAATCAGCAAGTCCAACAACAACATAAATGTGATATAGGAATTTGTAAATATTGTCCATTTTTTCAACATATAGGTCATTGTAATTCAAATAAAAAAAGTAATTTTAGCTTATGGGATAGAGCAAAACTTCCTAAAACCCGCAAAAAATATGCTACTTTGTTTTTAGAACAAATTAAAAGTATCCCAATAAGGAAAAGAAAATGACAAATAATATTCCATTACCACCCGAATCACCAAAGAAATCGGGTAAAAAAGAAGTTGATGCGGTAACAAATGAAATGCGGAAAGAAGCATTTGAAAAATGCCATCTTCCAAAAAATATAAAATCTAAAATTCAATTTGATAATCCTGAAAAGTACCAAACTAAAAAGAAATTACATCAGGAAATCAGGCAGACATTACTTGAATTACGAAAAACCCTACCTTATGCCAATCATCGGGAAATAATAATGCAATTTATCGGCGTGATTAACCCCGGTTCAATGGGCGGGGATGTCACCCGATTACCGTATGAATCATCGGGGCCAGTTGCTCGAACTGCAAGCAAGATGGAATGTGTTTTTGCTTTGGTTAGTTATGTAATTCAGGAATATTGGAAATATTGTACTGATATTTATAGTCCGATTTACATTAATCAAAATCTTGAATTTTTGCAACAAATCACCAAAAATGGCCTCAATCAATATCAAGTTATAGGAAATGTGCGGGAAGGATTCAGTTTGGGGGGGTTGTGAACAAAATTTATGAGGATGCTTTTATTCAATGTTTTAATCTTATTTGCAAAAATTTCAATATTCCCGCCGGTTTTAATATAATTGAACCGTTTCTTGATCGCACTTTTCATAACCAAATAAATGTGTTTATTGATCTACATACAGCAAGTTATGTTAGTTTTTCTGAAAAAGAAATTTGGAAAAATTTAATGCAAGAAGGAATTAATTCCAAAAAAAGATACAGAATGTTTCGGTCACTTGTGCGAACAAGGTTGATAGATGCAATTTATCAAATACGGAATTTAACAGAAGAAAGTTTACGAAACTTAGGGGTAAAAGAGTTTAAGTGAACCAATGGCAAGAAGTTCTCAAGTCTGCCGGTTTTCCAACCACAGCTTTAGTCCTCGATTTTGAAACTTATTATGATGATGAATATAATCTCAAGAAAATGTCAATGGTGGAATATGTGTGTGATGATAGGTTTGAGGTTTTGGGATTAGGTCTTGAAATTATAAATGATAATCTTAAATTTTTTGCAAAACCAGAACCTATATCATCTTCTCCATTAAGTACTTTAAATACTTTACAAGTTACTTATGGTGAAAGAGATTTACACGAATTGACAATTGTCGGTCAAAACCTTAAATTCGATGCCCTAATTCTTCGAGAACATTTTGGAATTATGCCCCGATACACAGTTGACATTATAGATCTCAGCCGTCATTTAGACGCCCGCAACAAACACAGTCTTGAAGCTCTGGCAAAACGATGGAAAGCTCCGGCATTAAAAGGTGATACTAAGCAATTCAAGGGCTTGCGTTGGGCTAATATGACGCCAGAACAACAACAAGCTCTTGAAGAATATTGCAAAAATGACATTGAAATCGAAATTTTCCTATTCAAAAAACTTCTCCTGATGATTACTAATCCACAGCTTGAACTCCCGCTTGCTAATCAAACTTTGCAACTATTTTTGAAACCACAAATCCTTATAGATAAAGAACTTGGAAAAAAACTCAAGAAAGAAATGCGACAGGAAATGCTCAAGCCTTTGAAAGATTTATATGACCTGGGTATTGATTGTAGTGAAAAGGAAATATCGGGGGATAAATCTTTTTTAGAATTATTGAACCAGCATCTTGATGAAAATGAACAAGTGCCAATGAAGCCCGGTAAAAATGGAATGATTCCAGCCCTTGCTCGTGAAGATGAAGGGATGCGGTATTTGTTGGAAGAACACCATAATAAAAAAGTACAAGCATTAGCTGCTGCCCGATTAGCAATAAGCTCGTGGCCGTTACATATTAAACGAGTTCAAAATTTAATGAATCAGGCAAAAACCCGCAATGGTAAAATCGGAGCACCACTGACTTATTACGCTGCTCATACGGGACGTTGGGGTGGAACTGAAGGAATTAATCTGCAAAATCTTGGAGGTCGTGGGCGTAAAGGTACAGGCACACATTCATTAATTAGAAATATACGAGGGATGCTTTGTGCCCCTGATGATTTTATTTTTGGTATCGGTGATTTTGCTCAAATTGAATTTCGTATAAATGCTTGGTTATCGGAACAGGATGATATATTACAAGCATTTAGAGAGGGTCGTGATCTTTATTCAGAATTTGCAACTGAAGAATTATTTCATCAACCAATACGAAAACCAAAAGAAAATGATCCTGAACCCATTGCTCGGATGCTTACTTTTAAGCGTGGGTTTGCAAAAGATGGTATGCTTGGATTTGGTTATGGAATGGGGACGGATCGACTTTATAGTGATTGTCGAGCAAATAATGCTTTGCGACCTGCTTTTGATTCTGGGGAATATGACTGGAATTTTATTAATAGACTTATTAAAAAACTTCGTACCCGATATTCTAAAATTCCTGAATTCTGGCAAACAGTAGAAAAAGCGTGGAAGTTTGTTACTAAATATCCGAAAGAAAGATATGATGTTTGGGTTAAAAAAGGTGTTTTTAAAATTCCAATATTAAATTTTTATAACCAAAATGGCACTACAATAATCCAACTCCCATCAGGCCGCTGTCTTTATTATCCCAAAGCCAGCATCAACAAACAAGGTGATTTACTCTACCGATGGGGCCACTTATGGGGCGGTTCTATTACAGAAAATATTGTACAAGCTGTAGCTCGTGACATTCTGGGGGAAGCATTGTTGCAATTACAGGAACACAATTTCAATATTCTATTTCATAGTCACGATGAGATAATTTGTTTACTTCCTAAATCGAGTGCTGAAAAGGATTTACAACAGATGATTGAAATAATGGAAATTGTTCCCGATTGGGCAGAGGGATTACCTATAAGTGTTGAAGGTGAGTTAAGTGAAAGATATAAAAAATGAAAAAGAAACTAACACATTATCTTATACCAAAATGGTCTGTATATGGTGTTTATGTTCTGTGCCGGTTAAATTGGTTGTCGTGTGGTCTTACATGCTATTACGATGTCAAATGGACAACCAACAAAAAACAAGTCACTTGTAAAAATTGCAAAAGAACAAAATTATTTAGGGGGGTGAAATGATGAAAAAACAATGGGGTGAAAACCCTGAATATACTTTTTATCTATTTAGCAATTTCAATGATTGGGCCATTCCTTTTAACATCAATTGGCATTATTTTTCTGATGGGTTAGAAAATAAATGCTTTAGTTTTGGTTTTAGATTTTTATGTTTTGGTTGTGCAATTGAAATTTGGAAATGGGGGAAACAATGCAAGAACTCAGATTAAGTGTTTCTACAATCCAAGACTTCAAAGCCTGTCCTCGACGGCATTTATATCGGAAAGAATATGGCTTACAACCGATCAAGGAAAAAGATTCAACCCGTATCGGTACAATCTGGCACCGCTGCCATGAAATTCTTGAAATGATTCCACAAGGTCGCTGTCCTGATTGTTTCAAACAAGAAGAATTACAACCTGATTGTTATCTATGTCAGGGTACAGGAGTTCTTCCTTCCGATTTAATGGATGCTGTAATGCGATATTTGAATGTCACTTATACTAAAGTGCCAGAAAACAAAACCCATGGTGAATGGGAAACAGAACGGATAATTGTGCTTTATAGTTTATCAGGCTATCGTTGGCTTTTTCCCGATTATCACAAACGATTTAAACCAGTTGCAAATGAAATTTGGTTTGAACTCCCGATTATCAACCCTGCGACTGATAAGAAATTATCAAAAGCTATTGAAGTCGGAAAAATAGACGGGATTATTCAAGACACTGAAACAGGGTTATATTATCTCAAAGAACGAAAAAGTACAAGTTGGACAATTGAAGGTACAAAATACTGGGACCGGCTCAAAATTGATCCGCAGATTACCAGTTATTTACGGGCTGCCCGAATTTATCAAATATTGGGTAAGTTAGAAAAGTTTGGAATAATGCGGGATGATTCATTGATTCAGGGGGCCTGGTATGATGTTTGGCGGAAGCCGGAGATTAGACCAAAGAAACCAGTAAAAAAAGATATTATACAAGTTCCAGATGAACATATCGAATATTATGATGAACAATTTGATGTCCGTGATTTTGATTTTGATTTTGAAACCCCTGAAATGTTCGGTGCCCGATTACTTAGTGACATCGCAGAACGCCCCGATTTTTATTTTGCACAACGGGAAATTCCTCGTACTGATGAACAGCTTGAAAAATTTGAACAGGAATTGTTTAAACAAGCTCAAATTATGAGATATATAAAAGAAAAAGAATTGTGGACTTCAAATGACCGGGCTTGTGAAGTGCCGTTCAAATGTGATTTCAAAGATATTTGTTATGCAGGAACAGAGCTTGGGCCGGATGATGTGCCGGAGGGGTTTGAGAAATATAAGAAAAAATCGGAGGAGAGATAGTGTCAAAAATACCATTACCGCCACCTTCATTATCAAAAGCAGAAAAAATATTTAAAAATGAATTCAAATTAATTAAAAATAAAAAAATTAAAAAATTTGTAATTGAGGTTTTTAAACAATTTTGCCCCGATTATTTCTGGACGGTGCCTTGTAGTACTACTGGAAAATATCATCCACAATTAGCACTCGGTAAAAATGGTTTATTGCGACATGTTAAACTTGCTGTTTATTGGGGAATTGAATTAGCAAGAGCTTTTGAATTAGAAAAACTTCAAGATGAAATAGTTGCTACACTTCTTTTACACGATTTGATTAAAAATGGCAAAGGTCTGGATTCAAACGGTCGTTCGCTTGAATCAGGGGTTACTGGTACTCATGGAGTAACGTTAGCAAACAAAATTAACTCTTTCGATTGTGAAGCTTATTTAGATAAAAATGACGGTTTTTATAGAATTTGTGCAGGTATTGCAGGGCACATGGGTATTTGGACAACTGATTCTAAATTTAGACCAAACAATCTTGAAAATCCAGAAATAAAAGAATTTGCTCAATTAATTCACCTTGCTGATTATTGTGCAAGTCGGAAAGTTGATGAAATAATAAAATCTTTAGAACAAGAAAAATTGGAGGAAGATGAAAATGGCGAAAGCCCCAATACCAAAAACTAAAACTGCTATTAAAAAACCAGCACCTCCGCCGCCCACTAAAGTTGTAAGGCCAAAAAGTTATCAGCTTACAACTTTAGGTACAAATAATCGGGGGAAGAAAATTATTGTTTACGGTGTTACTGGAATTGGAAAAACGACACTTTGTACTCTTGTTCCAAATCCTGCTTTTATTTCACTTGATGGTGGGGCTGATGAAATAGTTCACCCTATTACTGGTGAAAAATTATTAGGTATTAATGTTGAAACTTTTGCTGGTGTTCGGTGTGTTTTACAATCTAATATTTTTGATTCTATTGATACTATAATAATTGATCACATTACTGAACTTCAACACCTTGCTCAAAATTATATGTTTGACACTATTAAAAAACAGGGTGGGCAACGGGCGGAAAATATCGAAGATTATGGCTATCATAAAGGCTATACCCATTGGCACGACACAATGCGGCTTATTCTTTCCGATTGTGACCAACAGGTGCGAAAAGGTAAAAACATTATTTTGATTGCTCAAAGTGGAATTGTCAAATGGACACAAGCCGGGGCTGAAGATTTTGTAATGGAAGGTCCAGGGCTTTATCACGATAAAAAAGATTCTATTCTCATACCCTATATGTCTTGGGCTGATCACGTATTTAGAATTGGTTATGCAAACCTTACAGTTGAAGATGGTAAAGCTGCCCCAGTAAAAAATCGGGCAGTATTTATTCATCCCGATGCTACGTTTTTTGCAAAATCAAGAACAATTCCAGCTAAATTTGATGTTGTGGAGTTTAGCGAACCATCAGATAGTGGTATTTGGCGATTATTATTTGGAGGTGATTAATGACACAAATCTTTTGCGAAAAATGTAAATTTTTAAAAAATAATGGGGGTATGTATGAACCTCCTGTTTGGAAATGTTCTCACCCCACTAATCAACAAGTATATAAAATAAATTGGTTAAGAAAATGGTATAAATCTATTCGTAAGCCAAAACACATTAACAAAAATAATGATTGTTCTTGGTTTATGAGTTAATTAAAAATGGGTGTTCAAATTAAAGGCGACAAGTCACCACCCCGCAACTCACCTTGTCCCTGTGGTTCAGGATTAAAATTCAAATATATGGAGGATTCTTTTTGATGAAGCGAATTCCACTAACACAAGGTAAATATGCTTTAGTTGATGATGAAGATTATATGTTGGTATCACAATATAAATGGTATGCACACAAGGAACGAAATACATGGTATGCTTGTTGTGATATTTATTTTACACCTAAATATAAAAAATGTTTGCGTATGCACCGTTTAATTTTAGGTCTTGGTTGGTTTGATAAACGACAGGGGGACCATGTTGATCACAATGGATTAAATAATAGACGGTTTAATCTTAGAATATGTACTCACCAACAAAATCTTCAAAACAGAAAAGGTGTTAAAGGGGTGTATTATCATAAAAAAGCATGGATGGCTATAATTGGAATAAATGGAAAATCAGTCTATCTTGGTCGTTTTAAAAGAAAGAAAGATGCTCTTGCAACTCGTAAAAAAGCAGAACAAAAATTCTTTAAGGAGTTTACCTATGGGAGTTGTGCCTAAAAATAAATTACCTTCTCGGAATAGTTTATGTCCTTGTAATTCTGGACTAAAAACAAAACATTGTCATGGTGATGTTCTAAAACAAGAAGTCTGCAATCGAGTTGCGAATGAGAAAATGGTGCAATTAATTAGGGAAGAACAGAAAAAACAAGGGTTAATTCCGAGAGATTATAAATGTAATAATTGTGGGCATACTTTTGATGTGCCTGGACTTTCAATAATAACAGGTCGAGATATGTGCCCGAAATGTAATAGTATTGAAATTGAAAAAATTGGAGGAAATAATGGAGAAAGTTGATTTTACAAAAATAAAAGTTGGTGAATGTTTTCGATTAACAAAAAATGGGCCAATTTATATGCGGGATTGTGAAGACGGTGGTCAATGTATTCTTGGAAAAAGTGTAGGAAAAGTAACTGATTTGCTTGCAGGAATTAATAAAAAAGTTTATCCAGTAAAAGTAAAAATTACAGTTCAATAAATCAACAAATCAATAATTGCGGAGGAAAATTAATGAGCCAAATTAATCGCACAGGTACATTTCGTGGCTATCCAATTGATTCGGGAATGGGCAAAACAAAAAATGAATTTCCACAATGGATAGCACAATTACAGGCCGTTGAATATTATGATGAAGATATACAACAATGGGTTGATTGGTCGGAATATGCAGAAAAAGAAATCACAGGTTATTTTGTTTTGTTTGGTAGTGATGGCAACCCAACTCTAACAGCCAAGCAAATTCAAAAAGCTCTTGACTGGTCGGGTGAATCTTTCCAAAGTCTTGTTGTTGATTTCAGTGGCACTTTGATTCAATTCCGTGTTGAGGAATCAACTTATAATAATGAAACACGGCTTAAAGTCACTTGGATTGATTCCGCCGATGCAGAACCAGGGCGTTCACTTCAAAAACTTGATGGTACTGAAGTTAAAAAGTTAGATTCAAAATATGCTGCTGCTCTGCGAAAACTTAGTGGTGGTCCAAAACCCAAAAGTGTTCCTTCCAAACCACCAGTTCCAAAACCTGAAACCCTTGCATCAGAGCCAGAAACAGACAGAAAAGCCGTAATGAAAACTGCAATAGAAGAAAAAGCAGCACGAGGAAAAGCAGCAGAAGCAAAAGCTGCAAAGCGGGAAAAGCCAAAGGATAGGCCAGCAAAGCCGCCAGTACCGACAGCCAAAGCCTCAGAGCCAGCAGAAGCATCAACTAATACCTACACGAAAAATGAAGCTTATCAAGATTGCTATACCCAATTAGTTGAACCAGGAATAGTAACTATTAACCAGCTTAATGATACTTGGCTCAATACAATCGAGACAATCGAGGAACAAGGCGGCGAAGAAGCTCTTGATGGTGAAGGTTGGGCGACGGTGAGAAATATTATTTTGGATGAATTAAGAGAAGTTTCTATATAAAAATAACAGTTCCCCCGAATGGGCAAAGGAGTGCCCATTTTGGTTGGGATTATTATAGTGGGGGGTAAATTTTGAACATTCCTTTACCACCACCGCCGAGAAACATGGTGATTTGTGGTGATAATTTGAAAGTGACATCTGGTTGGCCTAATAATTGTATTAGTGGAATTTGTACAGACCCGCCATATGGATTAGAGTTTATGGGAAAAGATTGGGATAGAGGTTTGCCAGGAATTAATTTTTGGAAAGAATTTTTGCGAATCACCAAACCCGGCGGCTTCCTTCTCTGCTTCGGCGGAACTCGAACTTTCCACCGATTGACTTGTGCCATTGAAGATGCGGGGTGGGAAATCAGGGATTGTATGATGTGGCTTTATGGTTCGGGGTTTCCGAAGTCACATGATATTAGTAAGGCAATTGATAAAAAAGTAGGGGCTAAAAGAGAAGTTGTTGGAACAAAACTCGGACAACCGGGTTATTCTCTTACCAATGCGAAAAATCAAGGAACATCTTTACAGTGGAGCAATTCAAAAAGAAATGGTAAAAAAGAATGTGATGTAACTGCCCCTGCCACTTCCCTCGCCCAACTCTGGAACGGTTACGGCACTGCTCTAAAACCCGCTTGGGAACCCATTATTGTTGCGATGAAACCTCTTGATGGTACATTTGTTAATAATGCTGAAAAGTGGGGGGTTGCGGGGTTGAATATTGATGGGGGAAGAATAAAAGGACAAAAAAGAAGTCCTGAATTTAGAAATCCAAAAAGTAAAGGTCAATTCAAACAATCAGATAATAAAAATCTTATTAATTGGGATAGTTCTCAAGGCCGCTGGCCTGCCAATTTAATTTTGGATGAAGAAGCGGGGAAGATGTTGGATGAGCAGAGTGGAAAAATTAGTTATGGTAAGAAAAAAGGTGGCTATAAATATCAGGGTAAAGAATATCAAGTAGAGGGTTTTGTAAAAGATTGTAAACCACAAGCTCCGAGTAATTATGCTGATTCCGGCGGTGCTTCCCGATTTTTTTATTGTGCAAAGACTTCGAGAAAAGAACGTGATTTAGGAATGAATGGGGCTGAAGAAAAACTTTTGGCTCGCTCTGGTGGGGCACAGGGAGCAGAAAATCGGGGAGAAGATAAATATTTACAAGACCATATTGGATTGAATCGGGTTGCAAAAGTTAAAAACAATCACCCGACTGTGAAACCACTTGCTCTGATGAAATACCTCTGCACTCTGCTTAAAATGCCAGGCCAAAACCAAATTATCTTAGACCCGTTTTTAGGATCGGGAACAACAGCAATGGCCTGTAAAGAGTTAGGAATCAATTACATCGGGATTGAAAAAGAAAAAGAATATTGTGAAATTGCAAAAAGAAGAATTGCAGCAATCAAACCCTGCCCAAATTAAGCATTTGTAGATGTTCAGCACAGGGGGCGGTTCGTGGGTGATAAAATTGGCACGTGACAATTGACTACCTGTGCAAATGAGAACCTGCCGCAAAACGTTGAAATGGGTGGGGTTTTTGAAAATTTTTAATAGGGGGACAAGGATGCAAAAAAATGACAAAAAACTTAGAAGATTTATGGATAACATTTCAACAAAATGTCTATCCGACAATGATAGATTGTCTTGCCGAAGATTTAGGAGTTACGGTTGAATCAATTAAAAAGTTGGGGATAGGGTTTTTTCCCGGCGAACAAGCCTGGATTTTTGCCGAGCGTGACCATCGGGGGAATGTAATTGGATTGCAGCGGCGATACAAGGATGGTAAGAAGTTTATGATTAAGAGTTCAAAGCGGGGGTTGATTTATGAAATCAACAAATTCGGCATGTTTCGTAATACTGCCAAAAAGACGAAACCTAATTATTTGTATTCGAACTTTGTCCGATGTTATAACGCCGGTGTTTGTTGCCCACTTTGTAACAAAGATGATTGGTGTCTCGTCAGTTCTGATGATGTCCACAATCCATCTGCTGTTATCTGTGGAAGAAGCTCAGAAGGTGCTAAAAGATATATTCAAAATTCAGGTTACTTGCACCAACTTCAAGAAACTATCAGTAGTGGGCAAAATGAATCATTGCAAGTTTCAAATAAGCCGTTGGTCGTGGTGGAAGGTTCTTCTGATGTCTTATGTGCTATGGACTTGGGCTATACTGCAATCGGCAAACCATCGGCGGAAGGTGGTAATGATTTATTGGTTAAACTCCTTAAAGGCAAAAATCAAAAAGTTATTATAATCGGGGAAAATGATGAAGCCGGGCAGCGAGGGCTGGAATCTACTTTTCAAATATTAAAACCAATTTGCAAATCAACAATTAAAATTTTGCCGCCCGATGGGTTTTCTGATTTGCGGGATTGGGGGCCGACTGTCGATGAATTTGAAAAATGGATCAAGAAAAATAAGATTACAAAAACTGCTGATGGAATTTTTGAAACCACACAACACTATCCATTAGCTTTAGAATGGTTGGAAACACAAAAGAAAAACGGGAAACTTCAATTACGATATTTCAATAAAGATTGGTATCGTTATTCAGGTTTGTGCTATGAAAAATTAGCAATTGAAATTTTGGAGCGTGAGTTTTATAAATTTTTCGGAAAACGGGAAGCTGTTGTTTCAAAAGTTGGCGAATTGCGGGAAATTAGACCATTAAATGTGAATGAATATTTTATCCGAAACATCCGGCACATTGTCAGTCGGCAGTGTTTTATTGAAGCCCCCGGAAATATTTATCAACCCTTTCATATTAAGGAGCAACAAATGTTTGATATTAAACAGGCAGTTGTTTTCAAAAACGGCATTTATTATGTCAATGATAACAGATTTGAATCACATAACCCCGATATATTTATTACTTCAACCTTGTCATATAATTATAATCCAAATGCTAAATGCGATTTATGGCTTTGGTTTGTTGAAGACATTTTTAATGGAAATCAAGAATGTATAGATTTGCTTCAAGAATGGTTTGGCTACAATCTCATAGCCAGCAACCACCTTGAGCAATTTATGTTTTTCTTTGGAGTACCAGGATCGGGGAAAAGTACAACCACTGATGTTTTATATGCAATGCTTGGTTCTAATAAATGTGGGGCAGCAAATTTGGAAGATTTAAGCAACCGCTTTGGGCTTCAACCATTTATTCATAAACAAGCAATTATAATATCGGAGGACAAAGCTACTCGAAAAGTTGAAGCTGATAAAATTCTACAACGCTTAAAACGTATTACAGGACAAGATTGGTTGCCAGTGGATATAAAATTTCGTGACCCGATTCAGATCAAACCTATCTGGCGAATTACTTATGCGGGGAATGATATTTTGCCATTTGATGATGCAGCCTGGGCATTAGGTCGCAGACTTAATTTGCTATATTTTGAAAACAGTTATGAAAAACCAGACCGAACACTTAAAAACCGGCTTGTCCGAGAAGCACAGGGAATTGCAATTTGGGCGTTAGAAGGATTAAAGCGACTTTTGAAAAATGGGGAATTTACTGTGCCGCTTGTTTCCAAAACTCATATTCAAGATTTCAAAAGTTTCACAAATTCTTTAGCAGCAATGATAGATAGTTGTTGCCGAATTTACGATGAACCCGCAGAACAAGAAAAACATTGGGCGGCGTTTGACCATTTATATGAATTGCATAAAGTATGGTATGAAGACAATGGTCTGAAACCAATGACAAAAATTGCCTTTGGAATGAAGTTTAAAAATACATTTCCGAATTTACAAAAAACAAGAATTCGAGAACAAGGATTACAAGTTGCAGTTTATCAGGGAATTGAAATTACACAAGAAGCCTTTAGACATTATTTGGGAGGGTTGAAATGAATTTTGAATGTAAAGTAGAAGCTGACGCCGAAAATCTTTTTAAACAAGCTAAATTTTATACGGCAAATATTTTATTAAATGCTGAAGAAGAAATTGACGGTATTTTTGGGAATAAATATGCAGAAAAGCACCCTGAATTAGTTATTGCATATTTACAAGCCGTTCAAAAAGATTTTCACACCGCAGTTTTATTGGAAACAGTTCAAAAAATTGCTGAAGTTCTGGAGGAAAAATTAAATGATTCTAAATAGTTGTGAACATAATGACAGTATTATTGTTTATATGGGAATGCAGTGCCCTGTTTGTGAAATGGAAAGTGAAATAGCAGAGTTAGAAGATAAACTTTCTATATTAGAAGGTCAGTATGATGAATTGGAGAGGGGATTGAATGAGCTTAAAACAAATTGATTGGTGGGCGTTGATTGTATGTAGTTTATTAATTGTTTTATTTATTTTAATTGTTTGTAATAGTTTGTAACGGTTAAATGGGAAAAAAAAAATGTTAAAAGAGTTTGATATTAGCCACGAAATGTGGCGGGAATATGATTGGAACGGACGTATTTATCGTATCAACAACCCTGTAACATTGTATCTTCGTTCAGGTGGAACAACCCATCGGGTTGTTGATAAAGATGGTGTTGCACATTGTATTCCTTCAGTTGGTGTAATGGGTTGTGTTCTTAGGTGGCAAAATTCACCAGGAATAAAACCAGTTAATTTTTAATAAAATTTTGGAGGGGTGAAAAATGAAAAAGTTTGGTAAGGCGTTAGTAATGTTGATTTGTGTAATCGGGTTGGTAATAACTTTTGGCTGTGCCGGATTACAGGATTTAGTTGTACCTTGCCACATCAATGAGGATGTTATTGAATATTCCGGCCAAGAACCAACAAGTTATTTGCCCTGGACCACAGTATTTGACGCTGAACGGATTAAAGCGTATGTAGATTATCAGCACGCAGATTTTCAAAAAACATTAAGAGATTGTATAGCTTCTGATGATATGAAATATGATTTTCTTACTGGTAGAATTGAATTAAGTATTGCCGATGCTCGACAATTACAGCAAAAATTATTCAATCCAAATGGTTCTGTTGGAATGGCAATTACTGCATTATTCGGCGGAACAATTGGAGCATTGTTTATTAACACGCCGAAGAAAAATAATAACAATAAAATGGTGTAAAATGACAGACCAAGAAGTTAAAAATTGGTGTCACGCAGAATTTGAACGGGCAAAAACTGTTGAAAATAAACAGGAAGCAAATCAGATTAGGTATCGGGCAAAATTAATATTTGATAAGCGGTTTCCTAATCCTGATGTTTGTTTTTGTTGTAAACAAGTAATAAAATGTTCCACCACCGCCAACAATTAATCAACTGGCTATTCAAAAATGTCACCGACCGTGTAATCAAAAACGCATTGGAATCAGGGGGTGTCGAATGTTGCGGGAGGTTCGACACTCTCCCGACCACTAATTTACCGGGTTGGATTGTTGTAATTACTGGTAGATTCAAGACTTACAATATTGGTATTGTTGCCGATAATTTCAAATTGCGGTGGTTTCGAATAAAAGAAATTCCCTGGCAGAATTGGATTGGTGACATTGCAAAAAGTGATATTTATCGGGGAGATAATCCAGAGAAATATCAGGAGTTGAAAAATGGGAATAGAAATAATTGAAAAAGAAATAAAGCGGCTCCAATTTGAAAAACAAAAACTTAAAGAAGCATTAAAACCTTTAATAAATATTGCAAATGCTTTTTGGTTAAATGGATTAGATGAAGCTCGGCCAGATTGGGGACATACAGAAAATAGTGATATTGAATTATTAACTGGGCGTGGTGGAAAATGTTTGCTTACACTTAAAGATGTTTTTAACGCTCAAAAGATTTCAGAATTAGTACAATGATTCCTGATTATCTCCACCAATCCGAAATCCGAAACTATATTTTCCAAAAAACCGGTGTGAGCTTAACTAAATGCCAAATAGATTTGTTATTAAAATCGGGCGAAATCAAAAGTTTTAGAACCCGAAATGGCAAGCGAGCTACAACAAAAAGGAGAATAGATGAGTTTATTAAAAAACATACAAGGAAAGAAACTATTGGTAATAAGCTGCAAAAATATGGAGTTTTACTTAAATGTCACCGAAGAATCAGAAATAATAAAAAACCCAATTCCGATTCTATGGAATCTTGATGGGTTATATGGTTGGATTCCAATTGAAATTGTTAGAAACACAACATCAACTTGGGTAGATTTTGCGAGAGAAAATCGAGGATTTTATAGTGGAAGTATTCAATTTACTTGGCACCAAGCCTATCGGCTGCGGCAGGATGTTGGGAGAATGTTAGAGCAACTTAATCAAAGTAACAGCCAAAGTGACAATAGCTCCTAAAGCAACACCCCAAGCCATTAAAGTATATCGAAAATGGTGAACATCGTGATTATTACACCATTTATCTATTCGTGCAACTCGTTCATCTAACCGAACAAGTAATTCTTCTTTTTGTTGCTCGTTCATTTTCTCATTACATCCTCAATATTGGCTGTCAAAATTATTTGCTGCCGCACATGCTTTCTGCATTGGTCAACTAAAGCATTCAAAATTTCCCGCTGTGTATTTTCATCTAATTTATTCCATCCCGACATCCTAACTTGTGGAACCACAACCCGTTTCAATAATTTCTTCAAACCTTCTTCGTATTGCTTATATCGTCCCTGATTTAAATACCAGTTAGAACCAATCCGCCGACTTAAATCTTTTACTTCCGCTCCAACCCTATCAAATTCTTTTTGCACGTCTTTGGGCAAACTTTTGTAAACCCGCCTTGCAGCTTCATTCTGTTCCTCAAACATTTCCTTTGCAAAATCAAAATTCTCCCGCTCCATCCTGGCTTTTCTTTCCTGTGCTTCAATTGCCGGTCGGGTTAATTTAATTGCCTTCTGAACCATCGGGCCAAGTTCATCCCAATCAACGCCGTACATTTGATGGGCATAATGATTTTTAATTCTTGCCGATTCACTGCCCGCAGTTGGCTCATAAATCTGTGCTCCGATTCCATGAATAGCTAATGGTGAAGTCCACAAGGCTGTTCCTACTCCCTGGTATCTAACAGCATCAGCTACATCTTGCAAAAACATCGGAGCGATTTTTTCAACAACATACTCCTCCATAAACTCCGGTTCCCACCGCATTTTTTTACCAAGAAAAGTTGTACCGGTTGCAACATCAATCGGGATTGTTGCTGTCGGACTTAGTTTACCCCGCATAAATCGCAGGGCAGTATCCAGCCAGTCTTTATGGTAAATCCTCCCTGTAGCTGTGGCTTTTTTCTGCTGTAATACCATTTGTGCCACAACTCGCATCATTTGCGTATGTTGACCAAAGAATGTAATACGGGCATTATCTTTTCTGATTTTTGCAAAATCTGAAGATCGGGGATCAAATTCGACAGTAACATCAGGAATCAAATCAGCCAATGCTAAAATCAACATTCCGATTCCAAACGCCTGTAATAAATCAGCCGCAGCTTCTTTCCGAATGTGGGATTTGGTCGCCCAATCTGTCATACTTCTGGCTGTTGCCAGATACAATCGGGGGGACCAGAATATTGCACCTAATTCTGGGGCATATTTTTCAAATTTACCACCGGGCTTTCCCAATGCCCGGCCAGTAAGATTTCCAATATGGTTTAATACTTCTTTGATTTCTGCTATTGAAATGTTTTGTGGAATGATGGTATCAGAAACTCCATGTTGTTCGCACCATTGATAAAAAAGATTTGAACGGATATTATTTAGAGTAGTAACAAAAGCTCTATCAGAAGCCTGCACCATTTTACCAATGCCGGGAATTCGATGGGCTAATTCGCTAACAAATAATTCCTCACCTTTTATTCCGCCCCCGATTTCTGTAATTAGTTTGGGGCCATATTTTTGAATTAAATTATATCGGGGATCAGTTTTCATTTCCAGTTCGGCAAGTTGTGTATATTCAGAACTAAAAAATGCTCGATAGCCTTTGCCTACACCTTGTCCCCAGATTTTAGGATGGTTTGGTGCGACCATTAGAGCTTGAATTCCACCGGCTGAAAAGTCGCAGGAACAGACCATTGCTTTTAATAAGTTAAATGGTTCACGGGCAATTTGTAATAGTTTTTGAGTTTTAGTTAGCGGGCGTTTTCTGAAACCTTTTTCTAAAATGTTTGTTCCAAAAAATTTATCAAACATTTTAATCCCGCTTTTATGCGGTTGGACATCAGCCAATAAATCTTCAAAAAATCGGGACAAAGTTAAATAATCACCAGTAGGCAAATTTGATTCTCGAATAGATTGAGCTAATTCTGTAATTTCATCCCGACTAAATTTTTCCTGAAACTCAGTTAACATCGAGCGGGCATAACCTTCTGCTGCTTTTCTTGCAATCCGGCTGGCAATAATCGGGTCTTTGGTTTCAAGGTCTTTCCGCACTTCTTCAATCTTGCCAAACTTTTTATGAATAGCTTCTTTCATTTCTTTCCGAAGTTCTGGTCGTTTAGCTTCATATTCAATCAATTCAGTTTCAAATTTTTTGGCAATTTCTAATCGGCGGCGAGTTGATTCTGGAATGTCTTGAGTTTCCCCTGTAATTTCTTCTAATTCTGCTAAATACCTTGCTTTTTCAACATCCCCCAAATTACTTTCCCTGATCCTTTTCGCAGCGGTTTGTATATTTTCAACTGATGGTGCCGCCATTTCAGCTAATCCGTGCGGCACATTCATTCCACCAGGCACCAAGAAACCAAGCAAACCCCCACCAGCAGCAGCCTCCCCAATTTGTTTTACCATTGACCCCCAGGCTACAGAACCATCCGCCCTTCTCGGAACACTACCACGCAAAGCGGCAGGAATTATTAAACTTGCTCCCTCTTGACTGGCTTCTTCTAAACTTTCAACAAGAGCACTTTTTAAAGCATTGCCAGTGATATTTCGCAAATCACCCACAGCTTGTTTCCATAATTTTCCTCTAAGATTTCGGGCAAGTCCTTTAAGTGATGCTTTTCCCGCTTCTTTAAATTTTAGTATTTTACTAACCCCATACATTTCAAGAGCAGCTTCAGCTAAACCCCCAAGCCCGTATTCCAATAATGCCTGCCGCTCCGATGCTCCTTCAGCTATTGCCCCTTTATATGCCGATTCTCCTCCTACTGCAAAACCAATCATAAACGGATATGCCAATGAATAACCACCGCTTGCAACTGTTGATGCCAAATATGGTGCTCCTTCCCCGATTACATTCAATGCCCATCCACCAAGACCAGCACGAGTTCGAGGTAATTTTTCTGCGGCTGCTGCAATATTTTCCTGCACTACTGCCTGTTCTTCTTCAAATGATTTTCCAGTAAGCCGTTCTATTCCCCGCATCGGCAAACCAAAGCCCGGAGTTTTCTTCAACAACGGTGTAACTTTCTCAACCGCACCAACAGCAGCTTCACCGAGTGTCAAAAACCCTCTGGCAGTAGCAGTGCCGAGTTCTGCAATTCGGCCACGAGGTTCAATATCAACCCAAACATTTTTCTCTGAAACATCTTCCCAATCATCGGCAGGAAAAATTTCTGCTTCAGTTGCATCTACCCAATCACCTGCCACGTTTTACCTCCATCGTAGGAAACTCTTGTTTCACCTGTTTTTTTATTTTGTTGATATTTTGGTTCAATAGTTTTTTCTTTTTTCTTTGGTATTACTTCACCTTTAAATATCGGGGCAAAACCTCTAAATTGTGTTGTATCTATTTTTAATGCTTTTTGTTTTTCCCGCAGCATCCCCTCATTTAATGTTCCCGGCTTTCTTCCTGCTCCCGCTGCTGCTGTCGCTTCTGTTAATTTTGAGGCACTCTTAATCGGGGCAGAAAAATCAGGGATCAATCGAGACATTACTTCCCGTCTTTCCTGATGCAATGTTTCAATTTGCGACAAAACATTTTTCCGTATTTCTCCCGTAGCCGTTTCTGCCTGCTCCTCCAATGCTGCAATTGAAATTGTCAGTTCCATTAGTCTTTGTTGCGGGTCTGCCTGTTTAAATGCTGAAAGCGGAAAATTGTAACCAATAGCCTGAAGTTTTTTTTGTTGCACGGCTTCTGGACTTAAAGACCATTCTTGTCCAAGTTTATCAATTATAGCCAATTCTTGTAATTTATTCTGTAAACCAGTTTGAATTTGCTGTATTGCCTGTTGCCGCTGCGTTTGCAAACCATCTAAATCAGGCTGAATTTTTCCTCGAATTGTTGTTGCCGCCAGTTCATATTTAGTATTCAAAGCTAAGAGTTTTTCCCGTTTCTTGTCAATTGGACCCCGCATATTTTCTATTTCTCGCCGTTCAATTTGATATTTTTGTTTCAGTGTGTCCATTTGATAGCGAGCATTAGAAGTGGCAGTTTGTTGAGCAATCTTAACTTCTTGTTCAATTTGATTTAATTGTTGCTGGTATTGTTGATTCAACAATCCCTCTGCACTAAAATCTTCTTCCTGCTGTATCGGCAGGGGTGTTGATTTCACATATTGTCCACCAGCCCCGTAATAAGTCCAACCGGCTCTTTGTTGAGGTTCTAAAAGCGGCATTTTCTCTCCTTTTATTCTTCCGATTTAAGGTTTTTCGCACCTTAAATATAGTAATTTCCTATAATGTTTTTAATAATAACAAAGCGATATAAAAATATGCTACTATTAATACGCTTTGGTTCAATCAAGGTCTTAATGAAAAAAGCAGAAACTGCTCTAAACTCACAAAATTGTGATGAATTTCTAAAGTTATTGGCAGAAATCTCTTTTGAAACCAACTGGCTTAAAAATCAATTACAAGAGCAATTACAAAAGAAACCTGAAATAATAAATAAACTCATTGATATTCTTTAAGTAATACTTCCACCAGTATCTGTAAATTCATTTGCTGTGCTTCCTGCCGGTTGTGTTCCTGCTTTATAAATCCACCCCATTGAACGGGCACTTAATCCCCAAGCGGGCCGCGTCCCTGTATCATCATTTTCATAAGAATAAAGATTACTTCCTCTTTCAGCAGAAATTCCTCTTGCTATATTACTAACATAATTCTCATTAAGCTGAACATAAGTGCATGCAAAAGCTTTCAGACCATGCCCTTGTGTTGCACTTGTCCCTAAATAATAACCGTATCTTATAAATTGTGTACCAAAATTACTTATAAGAGCAATACATTGGTCAGAGTCACCTGAATCAGATTTAGTACGTATTTTAAGATTATAAAGTCTAATTTCATCTAAGTGACAAGCACTAATTTCCACAGCATAACCATTGTAACCCCCGTGGTCTAAATATACTGATTGTGTAGTATGCAAATCAGTAGCATTGGCTTCTCCTGTATTTCCATAAATATATAATCTACCCCCGCCCCAAAATCCTCGAAAAGCTAAAGTATCAGTCAAAGTATAAGTACCATCAGCAAACTGAACTGTAATTACTACTCCTGTTTTTATATTCCTACCTATAGCATCTATTGCAGCCTGTAATTCTGCTTGTGACATACTATTATTAAGATTTACAGTACGAGTAGTATCCTCTATTTTAACTCTATCAAGAAATTCAAGAGCCGTTTCCCCAGAATTTACTACGGCAGATTTTCCAGCCGAACCAGTAAAATTAGCAGGCGTGTCAGTTAATCCAACAAATGTGCTTGCCCCACCACCAGCATTATCATCAACATACTTTTTATTAGCAACCTCATAATCAGCATCAGGTGCAGCAGATGGTGTTATTGGAAATACACTAAACGTAGTATTGCCAGAAGCATCAATAGTCATTACATCCGTATCAGAAGCAGAACCTATAGTACCGCCATCAGGAATAATTAAATTACCACCTAATGTTATAGTAGTAGATGTAATTGAAATTTCTGCTGTTCCGCCGATTTCAAGTGTTAGTGTATCGGCTGCACGATTAATACTACCACAAGTTAATTCACCCGTACTTAAATTTGCATTTGCCGCTGTAATCAAACCCGCAAAAGTAGCATCACCCGTAGATGGAGAATCAAGAGTTATTACTGTATCTTCACCGGCCAGTTGGGAAATTCCCTGTATAGCAGAACTTGATATATTTATTGTTCCATTGGAAAGTATCCCGGTAAATGTTATCTTACTTGTGGTATCATCAAAAGTAAAACTTGGTGTTCCATCTGCAACTCCAATAGAAGCATCATCGGCCAGCATGATGTTACCAACAAATTCTACCCGATTATTGGCATCATCAAAAACAATCATCGGGGAATTATCACTATAACCGATTCCACCCCTATCAGTCATAAGCAAGATATTTCCAGTTACTTGAATGTCACCAGTAACTGCAAGCATCCCTGTCATAACAACATCACCATCGGCTTCTATCTGAATAGCTTGTTCGGTAGTAACTGAACCAATCCAACCATCATCAGGGATAATAATATTACCAAGAATTTCTATACCAGCATCTGTAATCGTACAACCAGAGAGATATAGATTTCTCCAACGTCTATCCACCTCACCTATATCATAAGTAGCATTGGCATCGGGATTTAATTGTCGTATATTAGCTGTACCTGTAAGAGTTAGATTATTAAATGTTGGTGAATCTGTAGTAGTTAATCCTGTAATTCCTTGTGATGTACTTAAATTTATATAATCAAAAGTTGGATGGTCTGATACTGTTAGCCCTGTAACACCTTGATTGGTATCAAGAGTGAGATAATCAAAATGCCCTAACACACCTTCAATATTATATACGTAAATTTCAGCCCACCGTCTACCAACTTCACCGATGTCATAAGTATCGTGAGCATCAGGATTGATTTGCCGACAATTCAATGTGCCGGTCAAAGTCATATCAGCAAATGTGGGGCTTGAATCTGTAGCAAGGTCTTGTGGCCCAGATAAAGTAACAGTTCCATCACTATTATCTGTAACTATAACCTGACGTGCTGTACCTGTTATCCAGGATACAATATCAGTTGATATAAGTAATTTATCAGCATCCCAAAAACAGCACTTCCTAATCGTTGGAAATTTACTCTAATTGATTCCCAATCATCTGGTCTTACTTCACGAAGATACATTTTTATATATTAAGAAAAAAGATCAAAAACCGGAGCAACAATACTTGAAAGACCACCACTAAAAATATTGCTTACAAACCCACCTGCTACATCACCAATTGCTTGACCAATACCACTACCTGCACCACCAGCTATTCCACCTAAAAGGGAGGAAAGCATTGATTCACCCGTTCTTTGTTGCTGTTTCCCTAATTCCATTTGTTGTGCTGCACTTAATTGACCATAACCACCTGTTGCAAGTGCCGCCAAAACATTAGCAGTAGCAGTACTTTCAGGAAATGTTCTACGATATTCAGCCATTCGAGTTAAAGCCTCGGCTAATTTACCCCGCCGTAAATCTTCAAAATGGGCTTTTAACCCCCCCGATACTGCCATTGGCCGAGTTGTACCACCCAAACCACGCCCAATTAAAGATTGTTTTGCACCAGTTAAAGCAGTATGTTCTAAGCCAGCACCATAACCAGGACCAAATAATCCTGCCATTTGTGCAAGATCACCTAATCCAGCTTTATATCTTTCTTCCCGACCTGTTTCTTCTTCTTCAAATTTAGGAGCTAAATAACGAAGTGTTTCACCTATACCTCCTGGAATACCTTCACCAGTAATACTCTCTACTCCTGGCGGTGTAAATTCTTTTGATCCAACCGCACCTTCTTCAGTAGTTCCAGCAGTTGCAATTTTTGTTGGCGTTCCTGTCAAAATATATTTAGTAGGAGATATTTTTTTCCGGCTTATACCTGTATAACCTAACTCTTGCAACGCTTGAATATGTTTAGTAGTTTCTTTTTCCGGCAACCATGCGGTTGTTCCTTTTTCCTGAAGTTGTTTTAATAAATATTCTGGCCCATAGGCCGAATAAGGTGCATAAGAAGCCATATTATTTCATCCTTCCTGCTCTTTTCATTCCCAATAAAAGTCTTTCTAAACCCCAAATTTCTCCCTCTGTATTATTTCCAATCCTAATTCCTGCAAACATCCCCCGAATCGACCGCCTAAATTGATTCCCCCGCCAACGTCCGGGGGCTTTAATTGTTCCTGATACTTTTTGATTTGAATTAGTGCTAAATCTTTCACTAATTTTGTCAGCCGATAATTCAGTCCAAATCTTAAATGTTACATTATCAGAATCAGTCTCACTTCCATTTGCACCACCCCCAGCAGTTATTCCAACTAATGAATTAACTTTTCCTTCCCGATTTTCTTCTCCCAATTTAATCGGGCCGAAAGTTATATAACTATCAATTGCCTGGGCAGTATCATCGGCAAGAGTATCATCAGTTGCATCACCATTTTCGTAGTAGATATAACCATTATTGCAACCCAGTAGCAAACAGTTGTAATTAGGGTCAACTGCTTCATAATGAAACATCGAAAATATGCCATGTTCTGTAGAAGCGTAAGATTCTGGAAATAGTGCTTTAGCTTTTAAATCCCACCACCAGCCGGTGTTTGCTCCCGATGCTAATGTTACTCTGGTAATTTTTATTCCATTCCGTTTTCTGTCATATCCCATTACAATTCGATATGTTGAACTGTTGTAAGCTAAATCTTCTATAAAATCGGGATAAATAAACTCAGTTAAATTTTCAGGCGGGCCGAAACCTTGTGGGATTTTTAACAAGCCAACAGTTGACATTATATATAAATTATTCCGATTATCTTTACACCAAGCCAAAGCTCCAAGAATTCCACCTTCATCATAAAAACTATTTAATGTTCCACCTTCCGCCGCATCACCCGACAAAACCCATAATGAACTTGCCCCGCCATAAATTAAATGGTCACGATCAAATGGAATTTGAGCAACTATAATGTCACCAACTTGCCCCGGTATTGATGGGTCACCACCAAAAGCAATTGGTGATTGAACATCGGCAGAAACATAATTCCAGTCCCAAGGATTTTCTTGACGGGATTGATAACCTTGATGTGGATAATCTTCATCCCCCGATAAACAAGCTCGACCTCGCCAGGGACAACCTAATGTTGCTTGTGTTGGCATTATACCGAAGGTTGCACTACCAGCATAAACTGTCCAATCATACCAGTGTGGCGGTGCATCTTCATCAGCATTTAATGTAAACGAAATATCTCCATTTGCATTTGTACCTGTTACTGTTTCTGTATCAGCAAAAGTTGTTGATGTAATTCGCTTTCCATAAACATTACAAGCTCCATCAGAAGCATCAATATAATCAACAACCATTTGTCCCCCGCCCGAAGATGTTAAAACATCACCATGAATCGGAATAACTTTACCCTCTGGTTTAATATCGGCAGTAGTAATTTTTGTATTGCCAAAATCTGCGACTTTGAGATTTGTGCCGTTTACAACAAAAACTTTTTCATATAATTCAAACATCTGCAATGGGGCAGTTGTGTCAATATCGTCACTTGCGTCTGAAAGTACAGACATCGTTCCCGATGTTGATTCATACCAGATTTCATTATTGCAAGCCGTAATCAGTTGTTTTGAAAAGCGTTTATCAACTGGGGCACTTGCTGAACCCCCACTACTACTGGTTGTTTTGAAATAGTAATCAGTGGCAGTGTACATTGTCCAATTAGAACCAGAATCACCCGAACTGCCTGCCGTACCTCCAGCGTATGTTGCCCCCGCTGTATCTTTTTTCCAATAACAATAATCAGTACTCGCATCCCTGCAATCACATACAATAGCATATTGCGTACCAGAAGTAAGAGCAGCCGATGTTGTAAAAGTTATGGTATATTCTTCACCTGCACTATCTGCAGTAACAGTATTTGCATTAAAAGTGCCAGTTGCTAAAACGTTTCCTATAACTGGTTCAACTGGCGTAGATTCATCAACAGTAGTTAATCGAACTGTTAAAGTACCAGGAGTGCCCAATCTATAGAGTTTCAAAATAACAGAATTTATTGTATAAGATTGACTTGCTGTAAATGTTTGTGCTCTTAAATTAAGTGCCCCACAAATACCATCCACAGAATCCATTCCTGTAGTATATGAATCAACAACTGTCGCCATATCAATCCACCGTAGTCACTGAGCACATAGCCACTATCGGAACAGACGCATTACTAATCTGCTCTGAATATTTTTTATCAACTCCCGGCCTCTGCCCGCCCACAGCTTTCCCGTCCCAAAATGGTCGGACGTTATTTAAATCACGGGAAGTTCCTTGCGGCTGTTTGGATGCAGGGATACCGACATTTAAGCCTTTGAGTGGGAACATTAGTTCCATTTTCTTGCTCCAAAAAATTGGGGAGAGACTATATCCTCAATCTCTCCCCCGATATAAAATACTAACAACCCCTCCTTCACAGATTGTTAGTGATTATGAACCATCTGTGTCACGTCCACCAGTACTGGTATTGTGAACAGCAACACGAAGCCAATCAAGATACATATATGGCCTATCAGTGCCATCAGCATCCGCTTGAAAAGTCGGGCACATTAAAAGTAACGGCATATCATTTATATCATGAGTTGCATAAACCGGCTCACCATTGTGGAAAAATGTAACCTTTGAACCACTAACCGCACCAATGCCTTCAAGAACCAAACCAAACTTTTCATAAACTGATTCAGACGCACCTGATACTTCATCATCACTTTCTTCACTTGAACTGGCATCACAAACACCAACTGTCCAATCAGTGTCACCCGTACCAGCATCACGATAAAATCCAGCAAGATTTTTATTAGTTACAATTGCATCACCAGAAGCTACCGGAGCTGTTGTACTATCACAACATAAACCCATAAAACATTGACCACCACCTACAGTCACAAGTACTCGCCATTCCATATAAATTGTAGTATTTGCTCCTGGCTCACATTGACAACCAACTGCCTGTGCTGTTATACCAGTATTTACTGTATCAGCACCAGCATCTAACACTATAACACCACCGGGCACAGCAGGAGCATTTGATATAGTTCCCTGCGTCCGTTCAGTATGAAGTAAACCATCATAACATTGATTGTTTGTATCAGTGGCTGCAAAAGCATGTACAAAATCATTAAAATACACAAACCCTTTGGTCGGGTCCAACATAATCGGAAGCACTGGACAACTTGACCAAATTTTAGGACTTGGACCGTAACCCGATGCTGTGCCAGCAATCAGGTGTTCATTGTCATTCATATTGGCTAATTGCCAACCTATATTACCTCTACTCATTTTTTTCTCCTTGTTCTTTCACGGAGCGGAGTTGCTCCGTTCAAATTGTTAATAATTATTCATACTCCACATCTGTCCATGTTCTTCTATGTACTACTTTCCTCCATCCGGGTTGCATAATTCCCAACTTTCTCGGTGCTGAACCAGCATCAATTCGATACGCAGCCGGTAAATCCCGCTCCATATATTTTTGTGATGGTGAATAATCAAGCTGCAAACTTTCAAATTGCAATTCGGCCTGCATTAAACAGGCTGACATAATTGCCATATCAAACTGCATACCAGCGGGATGTTTATTAGCAACTGGCTCAAAATAAGCACTACTGTTTGCAACAGGATCAATTCCACCAGCCGCACCTGTTGATTTTAACCAATCGGCCACATCAAATTTACCTGAATTACCGGTGTAATCTGTTATCACTGCGTAGCTGCCTCGACCTGTTCCGGCTGATATATAACCAATCCAGCCAACGAAATAATCATCGGGATAAAGATTTGCCAACGCTCCGATAGTGATTGATGTTGCTGCCGCCGCCGTTGCAATGCCGCCCTCGATTCGCAATTTATCAAAACCGATTTTATACGGAAATTCCACTGTATCGGCGGCAGATGGTGATGGGTCAACAACTAATTCCCACCGCCGTGTGCCCCAGGGACGAACTGCTGCGTGAGTTGGATAGCCGGAAGTAAGAGATACTTCACCCTGAAATCGGACAAAGCCTTCACTGTCCCAGTCAATAATATGTCCCCGACCTGAATCTCTGGCATAAGTAATTTTGCCAGTATATTCACCCATAAAATCTTGTGATAATGGGTATCGGTGTTTGTCGCCATTGACTGTTAAAACATCGGTGATTGAAAAAGCATCACCCGCTGATGGTGTCAGGCTACTTGAATCGCCATTATAATCCAACCAAGCTGCTACTGTAATATCACCAGTTGCAGCCGTATATGCTGTTATTGCAGCATAAATTTCTTGTGTCTGGTCATATACATAATAACCGACAATCTCATCATCAGTATCATAAGTATCGGCTAAAGTAGCATCAATTAAAGATGTGGCATCACCGCTATCAACTGTACCTGTAGTTTCAACTGTGCCAAATGTCACTTGCATTATACGGTTCATCCAACGCCAACCAGTCGGCGGAGCATCGGAGATAAATTGCTTGATACCATCATTAACACATCGCCGACATTTGGCTAAATCGTGTGCATCAATTGGGATGGAGGCTCTTTCACTGCCAGCGTTGCCATAATAAGCCACACCAGCCGCTTCAGCCACTCGAAGTATTAAATCATAGAAACTATAATTAGAAGTTGATTCTGCCATCAATTACCTTCTTTCTTATTTATTAACCAAGAGATACATCTACTTCAGTGAATATTATAAATCTCCACCCAATAGTATCAGCGTTAATAGAAAGACTTTGAACTTTGACGAATTTTTTGTTTGTGTTTTTCTTCACTATACGAACAATATATGGGCCACTTAAATTATTTTCCCCAATTGCTTGTATCATTTCCTGGTCACGTTCATCAAAAATAACTTCACCTGATAGCTCTTTTAATTCCTCAACTGAATATCCCAAATAATCAACAAATTCTTGATTTGCTCCAAGCACAACTCTATTAGGTTCTGTAGTAGTCACTAAAACTGGCTTTTGGTTTACCATCGCTTGAATAACTATCATCAAACGGATAAACACTTCATTACGCATTGTGTCGTCATGTCGTCAATATCACCATTTAGAAGTGCTGTTTCAATTGTATAATTAGGAACTAAATTATCATAATCTATCGCCATTACTCAACCTCTTTCTTTGCTTCTTTTCCAGCCTGTTTTTCTTTTTCCAAATCATCTGCTCGCTTACATCTGTTTGCAACCAACATTACTGACTGCCGCAACGCATCGTGTTCTTGCCGATTCATTCTGGTATTAGCAACAATAATATCAATATTCTTCAAAGCCTCATCTACTGTTAATTGTACCATTTGAAATTCCTCCACGTGGGGTTAATAAAATTTAATAAAACCCAAACGGTGCCCCACGTTAAAGAGGCACCGAGAGGGTTAAAGACTGATT